GTCACGGCACCCGCAAGCGTTCACGCTCGCCTACAGTACCTTTTGACCGCTCGCCTGTTGCCCGTCTGCTAGTCCTCTTCCAACTCTTCTAGTGCGTCTATGTCCTCTGCGTCCTTGTATGTATCGTCTATCTCTCCTGTGTCTGCGTCTATGTCATACACACCGCTTAACTTCTGCTTCATCAATGTGTATCTCTTCTCCTCCAAGTCCATACGCCTTTGCTCCAGTTCGTAGGACTTGATTGTATCCAACAACTTAATGATACGACCATGCACCTTATTTAGTTCTGCTTCTAATTTCATTGCCCTTTCAAATGCTGATGATTTAATGGTGGTTTCCATAGCCACACTTAGAGCCTGTGTGCTGCTGTCCTTTGCTTCAATCCCTACCTGTCCGTATGGGTCTTGGCTCTCGTCCTCTTTGGTAGGTGTACGCATTTCAACAACCTTGTCTGTATACAACTCCCCCTTTGTGTCGGCGTTATATTCCGCTATCTTTTTCTTTAGGTCGTATTCCTTGGCTACAAGCGTCTGTAATTCTCTAAGCATATTATTTTGCACGTCCAAATTTACGCTCTCAATTACCGCCTGTTCTTCGGGTGTCAATTCGTCAAAGTACACCTTGCTATATGCTCCGTGTGTTTCTGCGTTTCTGTTTCTCTCCGGGGCCCCGTGTCCTTTAGCGTTTTGATTGCCTTTTTGCCCTCCCCTTTTTTTCGGCTTTTTTTCAAGTGCTTCATTCCACTTATCCAAGCACTTCCATTTTCGCACCTGTTCATTTTTTACCCCTAGTGCTTCGGCTATTTCCGTGTTTTTCGCTAATCCGTCACTATCCAAAAACAACTGCATTGCCTTATCTCGGTTTTCGTTTCGCTTCGCCACTTCATAACCCCCTTTCGTTTGATTTCCATTTTTCCGCCGTTCCATTCTTGCGGAATCTTTGATATTTTTTATTTTTTCAAATTTCGGTATGCAAAAAGGCAACGGAACAACTCACGCTATCCCGCTGCCTTTTCAGAATTTTCATTTTACTATTATATCATAGATTTTCGGGCAATGGCGGGCAATCTTAACGCTTGATTGTTTCGGCTATAATCTTACTCCGTGATATACTTCTATTCCTTGCTAATTTTCCGCCTAAGACCTCTAGTGCAACGCAACGGATATTTTTACTATGCCTTACGGAATAGTTAATTTGTTCCGCTATGCGTTCCCATTTTTGACCCTGTAAGTAGAATCCGCAAATTATGGTTTTATGTACCGGATTGAGTGAGGATATTTCCTTTAAAATTTCCGTCCGTAATTTCTTCAACTCTTTTAACCTCTTTTTCAAGGTTGCGATACGTTCCGCCGTGTCGGTTTCTGCTAATTTCATTGCAAGCAGAGCCGTAGAATCTGATATATTGCTTCCGTGTGGCATACCGTCATAGGCGATTGCCCCTCTTGTGTCATATACATTCTCGTACTGCTCTAGCCACTCACTTGTAACTTTAATATCAAGGTCAATATACTTGTAAAATTTTAAGATTGCTTCCACATCTGCGTTTTTCATTGTGTCACGCCTGCCTTTCTTTTATGGCGGTCTGTATTTTTCCCACCATTTCAAAAAATATTTGCTATCGCTCGGTTTTTCGATTTCGTGCCGTGTCCTCCCGTATTTTTCTATACAGGATTCGCAAATATCTTTCTGTGTTTCATTTAGTAACTCGATAATGTCTTGCATTGCTTCTTTCAGAGTTTCCCAAATGTCACAAAAGGCTTGCATAACTGAATTTAACTTAATGCACGTTGTTTCTATGTCCTTGCCATATATGGCGGACAGGTATTCTACTCGTTTTGTAAAATCTGTACCGCCAAATAGTGCCTTGCCCTCTTTGTATTCAAGTAACATAGGCTTGTACCTTAACTTTCAAGGTACTTTTTGTATTCTTTAGTTTTCCCCATAACCCATACGGAAATAGCATTGGTTAATCTCTCTTCCCATTCTGCCGGACACAATGGCTTATCCTTGTTTGCTTCCAGTTCAGACGATATAACCGCTCTTACCTCATTGCCTATCAGGGTATATTGTGCTATTCCGTATTTTTCTTTAATCCATGTTGTAAAATCCAACCCCTTTTCCTGTACCTCCGGCACATATCCCGGGTAATTGCTCATGTTCTGCTGCCCCGGCAATTCCGTTTCTGTATCCGTTTCAACTGCTGCCGTGTCGGTTTCCTCTTCTGTCGGCTCATTCATAAAACCGCTCTCTGTTTCCTCCTGTGTTTCCTCTTCGGGTTCTTCCGGCGTATCGTCATACTGCAAAATTCCATTCTCAATCATAAGTGCTACGATTTCCGCAAGGTCTGAATACTCAATCAAAAAGTTATTCCATTCAGAATCAATAATTGTTAATCCCTCTGCTGCGAAACGGTAAATATTTTCCTTTCCGTCCTCCGCTTTGAATTTTGCACCTGTAAATGTCGTTGCAAAGTGCTTTCGTAACTGCTTTTCGATTCCTGCAACATTTTCCTTTGCTTTAAAAATATCCCTGTTTGCCGGCCCCTTAATCGCAATTACTATAGCCTGCTGCACCTGTTCTATCTGTTCGTCCGTAATCTCCGGCTTTTGCTCTTCCTTAACATCTTTCAAGTGCAACTCGCCTTTTTCTTGGTACTGCTCATAGGCTTTTGCCTGTTCTTCCTCTGTTTTTCTTGATAATTCGTGAGCGGTGGAAATATTGATATTCCCCTTTTCCATTTCCTGCTTAAACTCCGTGGAGAGGTTGTTGTCTATTGCTTCCATTCTTCCAACCTGTGTAGTGGACGTGTTAAGCATTTGTGCCACTATGTCACGGATACGCCCCATTCGCTCCCTTTCCTCTTTCGGCTTATCCTTGTTTTCCTCCTGCAACGCTTTCTTGTATTCCGTAAGCATTTCTTTTAATTCTTTCGCCTGCTGCACCTTTTCCCAATCGCTTAACTGCCTTGCGGTTGCGTTCGTTAAAATAAGGCTTAACCTGTCTTTTATCTCGTCCGATTCCTTTTTGATACGGCACGGTACTTTCCTGTATTCTTCTTTTCCGTCAGCTACCAACTTCAAGGCTGCCAATCTCCGGCGGTGTCCTGCGATAACCTCATACTTTCCGTGTGCTTCCGGTTTCACTACCAAATTCTGCTCAATGCACCCGGCTAACTCGATTGATAACGCCAATTCCTCTATATTCTCCGTGGAGTAGAAATTATCTTTGCTCGGCATTAAGTCCTCTACATCAAGCATTACTACCTCAAATGCGTTTTCCTGTTCTGCCGGTCCCGCTGCCGTCTGCTCCTGTGCCTGTACTGCTGCCCCTTTGCTCTTTCCATTGAGCAAACTGTTAAGGTCAAATCCTGCCATTATTCTATACCTCCGTTTCTCTTGTTTTTCTCTGCTTTTGTGACCGAATCGGTCACTTTCTGAAATTCTTTGATAATCTTGTTTGCCATTTCATCCGCTACCATGTGCGTAACTATATCCGTCTGCTCGTCAAGGTCGTTTCTGTTTTCAATCTGATTCTCTAAATTCTCTATCTGACCCTCCAACTCCCAAATCTTGTGTTGCATACTTATATTTGTTTCTCTCAACTCGTTGTATTCCTGCAATGTGATTTCTACGGTTGGACCCTTGATTGTGCTTTCTATGTACGCCCTGTACTCTTCTAACGGTATCTGTACCATTCTCGGCGGTACATACTCCTTTATCTCTTCCACCGCCTGTAATGTATCCTGCTTCATTTCCTTTTTACCTCCTGTGCCTGCTATTCACAAATGCGGGTATCTGTATCTCTTTCTGCTTCTTTGCTTCGGAATCGGCAATACAACCTCTGATTTCTTCCAAAATCTCACTCGTTAAGGTTTCTGCTGTTTTTCTCTCTGCCAACTCCTGCCTTGCCTGCTGCAACTCATATTCAAGCCTAACCTTTTCCGCAATCAGATTTCCGTATACCTCTGATGATATTGTTATGTACCCCTGCTCCTGTACTGCTGCCTGTGTCCTGTACTCTGCTAACACCCCTGCTGCCATAGTTCAATCCCTCCATTCTTTTATTTTCGTGTACTTCTCCTTTTCGGTATGCAACCCTCGCAATCCTCCGTATCCCTCAATTTGCTTATCTTGCAACCGCCTGTATGAAACATCATTTTTGATAAATGCTTACTGCAATTCGTGTTATCACACCGATTATCACAAAACATAGGGTAATTATCGGTATTTACAATAAGAATAGGTCTACGCTCCATTACTTGTACTCCTTTCCTGTTTCCTTGTCCTTTAGGGTAATGCGTCCTACCAACTCAAACCCTGCAAGGCTTATAATCTGCTTTAGCATTGTTATAAGGTTCGTTACTGCTGCATTTCTTTCTTTTGCTTCTTTCCGTTCCTCTTTTGCAAGTGTTCCTATCGCTTCTCCTGCTGTCGGGTCTGGGTATCCCTCCTTATTCCTGTATCCCATTCTATCCCTCCAAATACTCTTTAACGAACGCCTTATAATCCCTAGCGGCCCCGGAACGTGGGGAATACTCCATAAGGCTCATATTTGTAAATGTAACCTCGTCCGCTTTCTCCGTCCGTCTAATGTGTGTCTTGAATACCGGGTAACGCTGCCCCTGTAAGTATTCCTCTCCCTGTCTGCATACATCACGGTTATAGAACATTGTCACAAGGCAACCTCTGAATTTAAGACCGTGGTTTAACTGCTTTGCGTTGTTTATCTGCTCTTCCAGTTCGTCCATTCCGTCAAATGCGTATCCGTCAATCTTAATCGG